GGGGCTTACGTCTGCACCCAACCTGCCGCTTTCAAGTTCTATCTTGATGAACTCAAGCGCAAAAAAGACTGGCACAGTTTCTACGATCTCAAGGACCGCTTCCTTGATATTCGGGATAAAGCTGCCTGCACAGTCTACAAGTCGCAGGGCTCAACCTACGACTTTGTCTTCATCGACATCGGCAACATCGGTACATCCTTCGACGCCCAGCAGGTAGCGCGCATGCTCTACGTTGCTGTCTCCCGAGCCAAGTACCGTGTGTATTTCTACGGGGAACTCCCGAGCCGGTATCACAATTCACAAGGAGTACCGCTATGGAACCCAGAGAATGGGCTGAACGCATTGCAGCAAAGCTCCTCGAGTACGACCGAGGCCGCCTAAAGGAAACCAAAGACACCCTCATCTTAAACCATGCAAAGATGACCGGCTGTCACACAGGTTTTCTTTATGGCGGAAAATTCCATTCAAACTATCCGCCTGATAAGCACTTCACGCTCAACAAAATGGTTCTTCATCCCACCCTGCACAACGAAGCAGGGCGGTATATGGACGCTGTCAAACTCGCAGATCGTGAAGAAATGCAGATCAAGCAGGGAATCTACTCTCTGCTTGATGGCTGCACCTCCATGCATGATTTGCGGGATACCCTGCCTGAAGCTCTTGTGTCTCTCTTCCTAGAGCTCAGCAGCTTGGATCGCACACGGCCAGAAGCTTACACGATCCTCAACAATCCCATCAAAATGCACAGCTGGCGCGTCATCTCCGATGTCATCTTTACGCGCTTTGCCAGCGAACTCATCTCTTAAGGAGCAGACATGCGCTATCAGACATTTGTTGAACATCTTCCTCAACAATTTCCTGTTGCTCTTTTGGCTCCCAAACTGGAAGTCGACGGGATCACACGAGAGTATCTGGATCCCCACACATTGGATCCAAACGATCTCATTGCGTATCAACTTCACATCACCGGCAAAACCACTCCGGCCGTAGAACAGAAAGGCTTTCTCGACGATCTTCTTCCTGTCCTTCAAGATATGGGCAGCGAATACATTCTTGTCACCGACTCTGCCTACTTCAAGACGCTCACCGGTGTAAACAAAGCAGAGCCCTACCTGGGCTACGTTCTCCCCAACACATACCCTGTGTCTATGGCCAACCAGTTCAATGTGATCTTTGTCCCCAATTATCGTCAAGTCTTCTACGACCCCCAACGAACCAAGGACAAGATCACGCAGGCTCTTGATGCGCTCTTCTCTCATCGCAACGACCATTATCAGGAACCCGGCAACTCGATCATTCACTTCGAAGCCTACCCTGACACGCTCACAGAAATTGCTGCGTGGCTCCAGAAGCTTATGGCCTACCCAGCACTCACGGCAGACATCGAAGCCTTCTCCTTGCGCCACTACGACGCGGGCATCGGCAGCATCTCTTTCGCCTGGAACCAACATGAAGGCATCGCCTTCGCTGTAGATCTTGGAACCGATCCTGTTGCTATCCGGCGCATGCTCCTCAAATTCTTCAAGGAGTACAAAGGCAACATCAAATGGCACAACGGCAGCTATGACCTGACCGTGCTCGTCTATCAGCTCTTCATGAATCACTTGCTTGATTATGAAGGTCTTCTCGAAGGCCTCAGTATCATGCTTGACCGTGACTGGGATGACACCAAGCTAGTCGCTTACTTCGCCACCAACTCATGCGCAGGCAACAAGCTGAGCCTCAAAGATCTGGCTCAGGAATACGCGGGCAACTATGCCCAAAGCGACATTGACGATATCACCAAGATCCCTTTGCCAGAACTGCTTCGGTACAACCTCGTGGACTCCCTTTCCACTTGGTACGTCTGGAACAAGCACTGGGACACGCTCGTCGCTGACGATCAGCTTGATCCATACAGAGGGCTGTTCATGCCTGCTGTCACTGACATCGTTCAGATGCAGCTTACTGGCATGCCTGTCGATCGAACCAAGGTTGCTGTGGCCCGGGAGACACTCGAAGAAGCTTTGGCTGATGCGGTTCGCCGTATTCAGAACAAGCCCATCGTCAAAGCTTTCACCTACGAGATGGACATGGAGCACGTTGCTACACGCAACGCCGCACTCAAAACAAAGCAGATCAAGATGGGCGACGAGCCCCAGGAGTTCAATCCAAACTCTGGGCCGCAACTCATCCGGCTGCTTTACGAAGAGATCGGGCTCCCTGTCATCGAGCGCACAGATACCAAGCTTCCTGCCACCGGCGGGAATGTGCTCGAAAAACTCAAAGTAGAGACAGAAGAACTTGAGGTCCTTGATCTTCTCGATGCTCTCATCGATTTCAAGAAAGTAGACAAGATCCTCAACTCTTTCATTCCTGCTCTCGAAGGGTCCGTTCAGGGCCCTGATGGATGGTATTATTTGTTTGGTTCCTTCAACCTTGGTGGAACCATTTCTGGGCGCCTGTCCTCAAGCAAACCAAACCTCCAGAACCTCCCCGCCAACTCCAAATTCGGGAAGGTCATCAAAGACTGTTTTGTCGGTCCTGACGGACAACTGTTCATCGGCCTCGACTTTGCTTCTCTCGAAGATCGCATCTCTGCTCTCACGACACGGGATCCAAACAAGCTGGCCGTTTATACGGACGGTTTCGACGGTCACTGTCTCCGGGCTCAAAGCTACTTTGCCGAAGAGATGCCTGACATCGAAAGAGCTCTTGAAGGTGCGCGCTGCTACGAAGCAACCATTAACGGGAAACAGGTCTTTTTCCATGAACACGAAACCATCACTTACCTCGGTCAGATTATGACCGGCGGTGAGCTGTGGGATCGTCTCTCCAACGTGCAGACAGCGGCATAGCCGCTGCTGCACTCTGAATTAAGGAGCCAACGATGCTGACCATCACTGACATGATCGATCAGATCAAAGAGACTTCGGTCTCTGACCATGACGTGGCTCGAATCAATTCTGTCGCTGCGCTGTATCCAAAACAGCGCCAGACTTCCAAAACACCGACTTTTGCGCTCACTTATCAGGGCACATTCGTTACGCTTATGGTCAAGTGCGGATTTAGCAAAGAGCTGGCTACCCAGATCTATGACAGATTTCACGCGCTTTACGCAGTCTCTGATGATTGGGTCAACGCCAAGCTCGCTGAAGCGTCAAAGACAGGCTACATCACGGCTGCATTCGGTCTCCGAGTGCGCACCCCCCTGCTTAAGCAGGTTGTCATGGGTACGCGGGCAACGCCTTATGAGGCGGCCGCTGAAGGCCGTAGCGCAGGCAATGCATTGGGTCAGTCCTACTGCCTCCTCAACACTCGGGCTCTCACTGAGTTTATGCACAAAGTCAGGGCTCATCCCGAGTACCGGACGCTCATTCGACCTGTCGCACAGGTCCACGATGCAACCTATCTGCTCGTGCCAGACGACATCGACGTCGTGCGTTGGGTCAATGAAAATCTTGTCGAAGCTGTGGAGTGGCAAGACGATCCTGCCATCGCCCACGATCTCGTCAAGTTAGGCGGAGAGCTTTCCGTCTTTTACCCGTCTTGGGCTTACGAGGCTGTCCTAGCCAACGGAGCCAGTGAAGACGACATCCGCGATACCATCGCCGATCACCTCACCAAGCTGCATGCCAAAGGCATCGCCGCGTAACAAAGGATTCCCAATGGATACCCCAACACCCGTATCCCCCATGGAAGCAGAAGCAGATCAGAGCTACTTCTTCTTGGCGGCTTCAAGCGTCACGTATAAACGTGGCGCCAGCACTACAGTTCACACCGTCAATTCTATGGTGGAGCTCCCTTCCCCCCAGATCCGGCGCCGTGAGCTTGATGCAATCACGCAGTCTGCCCATCGCCGCACATGCGAGGATCTCAAGATCCCCGCCAATCATGTGAAATTTGTCACCATCCTTAACATCCAATTGCTGAGCATTTGCACAGCTGAAGAGTTTCAAGGAACGCCACTTCCAAACATGGCGGAACCAGAAGGAATGCAGTGATGGACTACGTCCAAGAAATCCCCCACGCTGCCGTCTGGCTACGCAAATCCGGCGTCTACCGGCAAGCAAAACTGTTTGCTCGTGGTGATACTTTATTCGCCGATCAAAGCAGCGGTTTTATTCGTTTGCACGCAGGCGGAGCCACCTCACTTCCCGCTTCGTCTTGGCTCGATATTGACCCTGGCCCAGACCACACATTGGCTAATGGTGATCTCAAAGCACCTGAACTGCAGCCAATTAAAAAGCGTGTAAGACGCGCAGCTTAAGCTCTCTGATAGTCCCCGACATTTCTTTTTTCTGGTCAAAACCCGTGTCGGGGATTATCAAATCACACCACACCCAATCACGTCAAACTGGAGCAACCTCTCATGAACTTGACAAATTATGGCGAAATCAGCCTTCCTTTGGCCGTTTGGCTTGCTGCTGATGGGTATGATTTTCATCCTGGCCAAACACGCGCCATCTCTGCCACGTCCCTCTTGAAGCCTGTTCGTCAGATTTTGCTCAAAGAGCAGTTGACCGAAGAGACAATGATCCAGCCGGACGTCTCCGACTTCATTGCTTCCCGTCTCGGCCACACCATTCACGACGGCATTGAGAAGGCTTGGACGCACAACTACGCGTCTTCAATGCGCAAGCTGGGATACCCACAAAACATCATTGACAGAGTCCGCATCAATCCCACGCAAGTCGAGCCAGAGGTCATTCCAGTTTATCTTGAGCAACGCGCTTCCAAAGATCTGACTGGCTACAAAATTTCTGGCAAGTTTGATCTTGTCATTGACGGAGAGCTGCACGACTTCAAATCCACCTCAGCCTACTCTGTCAAAAGCACAGACAAGCACGAAGATTATGCGCTCCAAGGTTCGATCTATCGTTGGCTCAACCCCCACAAGATCACCGAAGACCACATGTACATCCACTTCATCTTCACCGACTGGCAGAAAGCTCTGTCCAAGTCCTCACCGACTTACCCGAAGTCCCGTCTTCAATCGATGCGCATTCCCCTCATGTCTGTCGCAGAGATCGAACAGTGGATGCTGAACAAGATCCGCGTTCTCGAAGAGCATGCCGATCTAGATGAGCCAGACATTCCCTTTTGCACAGACGTGGAACTGTGGCGCTCTGCTCCCGTCTGGAAATACTATTCCGATCCCGCCAAAGCCGGAAAGCCCGGCTCTCGCGCCACCAAGAATTTCGACAATCCTCAAGATGCAGCAGCTCATCGAGCCAAGGCAGGAAAGGGGGTTGTTCTTGAAATCCCCGGCCAAGTGAAAGCATGCGGGTACTGCCCTGCTTTCCCCATCTGCACTCAAAAGGATCTCTATGATCATGGATAACATCAACACGTTTCAACATCACCCCACCGTGGAAGACATCTCCGAGGTTCTTTGCGCCCGTACCGAGCGGGATGCACGTCCCTTCTTCCGCATCCTTACCCTCTATTACATGGGCATCGCTGCGAGCTGTATGCGTGCCAAAGTAGACAGCCCGGTCTACGGGGAAATCCCCGTCAACAACTATGTCATCGCCTTGGCCACCTCTGGTTTCGGTAAAGGCAAATCCACTGGTTTCATGGAGAATGAGATCATGTGCGATTTCCGCAACAGCTTCCGCGATTATCTGCTTCCCACTGAAATTGAGGGCCGTGTCAACGAATTGGCTTCTAAATTTGCAGCCCTCAAAGGCTCCAATGAAGACAAGGAAAAAGCTTCTCTCGAAAAAGAAGTCATCACTCTTGGCGAGTTCCCTTTTGTCTTTGACGGTGGCTCCGAGTCCGCAATCAAGCAGGTGCGCCAGCTCCTGCTGATGGCGGGCTGTGGCGCACTCAATCTTCAGATTGACGAGATTGGTCTCAATCTCGAAAAGATCGGTACGCAAGAGAGTATGGCCACATACCTCGAGCTCTACGATCTGGGTATGATCAAGAACAAACTGCTCAAAAATACTTCTGACAACAAGCGAACCAAGGAGATCGAGGGCAAGACTCCTGCCAACATGCTCCTTTTTGGTACTCCCACCAAGCTGCTCGACAGTGGCCCTCTCGAGAAGCGTTTCACTTCCATGCTCGAAACCGGCTATGCCCGCCGGTCGCTCTTTGCGTGGACTGACGTCTCCATCACAGACGTCGACGAGCGCACAGTTGACGAGATCTACGATCAAGCCACCAACCCTGTAAACCAGCAAGCCACAAACAAGTGGCGCAATCACTTCGCGCACCTGGCTGATCCAATGAAGCTGAACTGGACAATCTCCAGTCCGGAAGCAACGGACAAGCTGTTGATCGCCTACAAGATCGACTGCATGGCCCGGGCACGTCACCTTTCCGAGTTCGACGAGATCCGTCGTGCGGAGCTTGAGCACCGGTATTTCCGTGTGATCAAAGTCGCCGGCACATATGCCTTCGTGGATGAATCTATGGTTCTGACCGAAGACCACGTCAAAGCGGCTATCAAGCTCGTGGAAGAGTCTGGTGAGGGCTTCCAGTCCCTTCTCAACAGAGAACCACCTCATGCCAAGCTGGCGCGTTACATCGCCGGTGTAGATGCGGAGCAGACGCACGCAGAGCTCTTCAATGCCCTGCCCTTCTACAAGGCTGCGACCAAGGCCGAGCGTCAGGATCTCCTGACCATGGCCACCTCATGGGGTTACCGCCAGCATATCATTCTCAAGAAGCAGTATGTTGACGGCATCGAGCTGATCTCCGGCGAAACTCTGAAAGAAACCTCGCTCGATGCAGTCTCTCTCAGCTACTCGACAGACTACGCTTATCACTATGATGGCGGTGAGCTCGCGTTTGCTGATCTTCCAGAGCTGACCCAAGAGCCAAACCTGCACTGGTCTAACCATTCTTACACAGATGGTCACCGGTGTGAGGAAAAGATCGTTGAAGGCTTTAACCTTCTGGTCTTTGACATTGATGGGGAATCTCCCATGAATGTCGTCCATGATTTGATGGATGATCACGTCTTTATGACGCACACAACCAAGCGTCACACACCAGATGTGAACCGCTTCCGGCTCATCCTGCCAATGAACTATCAGCTCAAACTGGATCACGACGACTATCGTGAATTCATTCGCAACATCATGGATTGGCTCCCGTTCAAAGTGGACGAAAGCGCGATCGATCGCTGCCGCAAGTGGCAGACATTCTCTCAGGGCTCCTACCACATAAATCTCGAAGGCAAGCTCTTCGACATTTTGCCCTTTGTGCCCAAGACCACACGCAACGAGCAGCGAGTCCAAGAGACCAAAGAGCTTGGTTCTCTGGACAATCTCGAGCGCTGGTTTGCTCAGCGTATCGCTGAAGGCAACCGCAACAACCAGATGATCAAGTTCGCCTTGGCTCTTGTTGATAGCGGCATGCCGTACATCGACGTCGAGCAGAAGGTGCTGGAGTTCAATGCCAAGCTTAGCAACGGCCTTGCAGTTGATGAGCTGCAGCGCACGGTGCTCGTCTCTGCTTCAAAGCACGCCGACAAGCTCGGCTTATAAATCTTCAAACGCCCGGCATTTTCTTTTGTCGGGCGTGAACCGTTTAGAAAGAAAGAGTCATTCATGACAGAAGCTATCAACGACCAGCTGGTATTCATCACCGGCGAGAGTGCGACAGGCAAAAGCGCCTCTTTGATGAACATCCGGAACCAAGATCGCTGGATGTATCTCAACTGCGAGTCCGGCAAGCGCCTCCCGTTCAAAAACAACTTTGACTCGTACACAATCACCGATCCCTATGACGTCTACAGCGCCATTGCTGCCGCCTCTGAGGGTAACGACTACGACGGTGTTATCATCGACACAGTGACCTTCCTGATGGAGATGTTCGAGAGCAAGTACATCATTGGCTCAGAGAACGGTCAGGCTGCTTGGGGGGCTTATCAGCAGTTCTTCAAGAACCTGATGCAAGTGCATGTCGCAGGTTCACCAAAAAGCTTCATCTTTCTCGGCCACACACGCACCGAATACGATGATGCCTCTTTGACTAACCGCACCGCGGTGCCCGTCAAAGGTGCCCTGAAGAACAACGGTCTCGAAGCTTATTTTTCGACTGTTGTTTCCACCAAAAAGATCGCCCTCAAAGACCTCGAAGACGGTGATCCAGAACTCCTGCACATCACACCGCAGGATGAAGCACTGGGCTTCAAGCACGTCTTCCAGACCCAGTTGACCAAGCAGACAGTTGGCGACCGCATCCGGTCTCCTATGGGCATGTTCACTCGTGAGCAGACCTTCATGGACAACGATGCGCAACTGCTGCTCGACCACTTGCAAGCTTATTACAGCTAAGCAAATTCCCTTCCCTCCTCTTTTCCTGAAAGGAAATACCTATGACCAAAATGTTTGGTAACCTCAGCACTGAGAACCTTGAAAAAGCAGAAGACGTTCTCGGCGGCGGCAACTACGATCCAATTCCGTCTGCTGTTTACGACGGCAAGATCGAGCTGGCTTATGCTGGTAAATCTGCTGGCGGTGCGCATTCTGTCACTGTCCACTTCAAGACTTCTGAAGGCAAAGAAGTTCGTGAAACGATCTATGTCACAAACAAGCAGGGCGAAAACTTCTACGCCGACAAAGAAGACAAGACCAAAAAGCGGCCGCTCCCTGGCTTCACTACGATTGATGACATTTGTCTTCTGGCAACCGGTGCAGGTCTTGCAGATCAGGACACCGAAGAAAAAGTCGTCAAGATCTGGGACAGTAACGAGCGCAAAGAAATCCCAAAACCTGTTCAGTGCCTCACTGCTCTTCATGGACAAGACATCACGCTCGCAATCTTGCGGTCTATCGAAGACAAAAACAAGAAAGACGAGTCTGGCAAATATGTCCCGACTGGCGAAACCCGTACTGTCAACGCCATCGACAAAGCGTTTCATCCCGAGACTGGCCGCACAGTGAACGAGTATCTCAACGAGGTCGCAACACCCGAATTTCACGATGCCTGGGCTGCCAAAAACACGGGTAAAGACCGTGAGCGCTTCACCAAGAACATTGGCGGTGGTGCTGGTACATCCGGTGTAGGTCGCCCTGGCGGCGCTCCTGACGAAGCCAAAAAGAACCTCTTCGGGAAAAAGTAATTCCTGATGATGTTTATTGGCATAGACCCTGGGAAGAAGGGGGCGATAGCCCTCTTCGACCCTTCACAGCATGATCTTCAAATTGAAGACATGCCTCTCGTTCCGCGCCCAAAAGGCAAGAAAGGAGAGGACACCAACTATGCGCGCCTTGCCGAAATTCTCTGGAAACCTCCTGGAACCAGAGTCTTCGCGCTCATCGAAGATGTCTGGTCCATGCCCAAAGAAGGCGTGAGTTCTGCTCATGCTTTTGGCCGCAACAACGGAGCTTTGCTCATGGGTCTCGCTGCAGGAAAAATCCCTCATGCTTTGATCACGCCAACCAAGTGGAAAAAGCATTTCGGTTTGAATCGTGACAAGGGAGCCAGCCGGTCTCTGGCCATGCAACGCTTTCCTGATCAAGCTGATTTGTTTTTGCGAGTCAAAGATGACGGCCGTGCAGAAGCAGCTTTAATAGCCCTTTACGCTTTTGAAATGAAAGGAAACTTTGGCAATGCCGCATAAATGGGAAGAAGATCTGGAAAAAGTTAAAACAGCTCTTGAGCAAGCTTACCCCGAGGAACTGACCAAAGCCAAACTGGCGCAAAACACCGGTCGGCCAATGAACTCTATGAGCACTGCAATCAATCGCTTGCTTGGGCATGAGCAGATCACAAAGCGTCAAGATGGCAATTTAGGGACTTACTATTCACGAAAACCACTGCAAAAAGGAAAATTCCCATGCAAATCAGCCTAAACCAAGACGAGATCACTGAAGCTGTCACCAAGCAGGTGCTCGGCATGATCTCTCTCAAATCCAACCAAAAAGTCACTGTCGACTTCACAGCTGGCCGTGGAAGCAACGGTCTGACCGCCAACATTGAAATTGCTTCTGCAGGTCTCACGTCCAAACCAACTGCTGTCACTCGCTCTGTTCCTGTCGCTGTTGAAACACAGCCAGACCCTGAACCAAAAGGCGATGCCGGCGAGGCAGAAGAAAGCAACCTTCCAAGCCCCGAGCCTGAGACAAAAGCTGAGGCTCCTGCGCCAAAAGACATTTTTGGCAAAAAGAATACTTCCGCTGAG